ACAATAGAGGCTGAATACGCAAGTTCAACTATTAACAACGTTAGATAATGAATGATATTCAATTATACATAAAGAACCCTAGATTCATAACAAAAGGAGTAGCTACAGACGGAGGTGCTGACTTTATGAGTGCAGGTCTAAACTCTTATATGAGTGATTCAGGTGGTGGTTTTGATAATCTATTAGCTAGCAGGCTTGAAAGTGGGGAATCAATAACTATATTTAATAACACAGATACAACAAAATCTGTAATATCAGCAACTTACTACAATACAAATATACTAATGCCTTTCGGTATAGATATTTTTGATGTAGGAGATAGATATTCTATAGGCTCTGCTAACGAATGGGATAAATCAGAGTTGTTTGAAGATGAAACGATAAAACTAAAGCAAACTATAAAAAACTATAGAGATGTAGCTAAGATACTAACAGACTTTAGCCAACCATTCTCTTTGCCTGCAAGTAAAACCAATAACAAGATATTTGACCACTATTATAACGGAGATATTATCGGGGGATTCGATGCAAGATTCAAAGTAGATGCAAGACTACAGATTAACGGAGTATTATTCAAAGAAGGTAGTATTATACTACAATCTGTAAAAATGAAGAATGGCAAACCTTCTAGTTATGAGGTAAACTTTGAAGGGAAAACACCTTCACTAAAAAAACTGTTTGGGGATGATAAATTAGACGATTTAAGCTACTTAGATGTGTTTGATGTAGGATATGGCTCTACAACCGTAAAAGCGTTGTTTGATGCAGGTAAAAACGTTTCAGGAACAAGTTTAGTTGCTAATACAGGTAACTACCCTGATATATGTTGCCCTTTCATTAGTGCTAAAAATAGGTATTATTACGATAGTAATGATTCAGACGCAGCAACATCAACAGTAAGAAATATAAAAGGAAGTGATTTGTCCAAAGAAGGAATTAACTACCTTGACTTAAAGCCATCTATAAAAGTTTGGCACATACTAAAAGCTATAGAGGCTGAATACGGATTCACGTTCTCCGATGATTTTTTCGATAGTGATGATGAATTAATAAAACAACTCCATTTATGGTGTAGTAGAAAGTCAGGTCAATTACTAGAAGGGCTAAATAGCACTAGCGACACTACTGATTTTGAGGATTTAACACATTCTTCAGGAACAGATGTTAGACAGGGGGCTGATGAAGATTACTTTAACTTGTGGTCTTACGAAAGATGGTTGGGAACTAACAGATATGGTCATTTGGTATATACAGCTGCTGTGTACCCTAACGAAAGCGACAGGTTATACGATGTTAAAATAGTAGACAAAGATACAGGGGAAGTTTATAAAGAATGGCTTGACCAAGTTGGTAATAAGACAGGCTTAGTAAAAGATTTTGCTATAAGTGTAAACGACCCTGATAAGGTTATAAAACCAACTCTTGTAGTAACAAGTGCAACTGTTTCAACATATTATGCAACAGTAGAGTTAATAGAAAGAACAACAACATCACTTGGCACAGGAGGCTCTGTGATAGGCTCTGCTACAACAGGAAATTACACCATAGGTAGTTCGGGTAGCAAAATAACTTTAACTGAAAATGTAGGGTTTAGAAGTCAGGTAGTTCCTAAGATAAAAGTAATAGATTTCTTGACAGGAATATTTAAAGCATTTAATCTAGTGGCTTACTTTGAGGATAATGTCTTAACTGTTAAAGATATGGACAGTTATTATACAATAGGCACTACAAATTACGACATAACGCAATATGTTGATGCTTCAACAGCCACATACAAACCTTCTACGGTTTACAGCGAAATAAACTTCGAGTATAAGAAAGCTAAGACTATATTTGCAATAAAAAGCAATGAATCCACTAATGACGTGTATGGAAATGAGAATTTCAATTCAGAAGGTACTAACACAGAATTTGTCGGAGGTAAATATGACATAAAATTACCCTTTGAACGTTTGTTAGGGGAAAATATGGTCGATGAAGATACTAAAGCATTGTCAGGGTTGGTTTGGAGTTATGCAGTAAATATAGATGAAAGTCCTGTGTTAAATGCACCTGCTTTAATATGTGTTAAGAAAAAAGATATAACATCTTTAGGTGCTTATGTAGTCGATGTAGAAGGAACAACAGCCCACTCTGTAACAAAAGCGTTCCCTGCTGCGAGTGTTTATTATGACGCAGGTGCAAGCCCTTCAGGTTTCCGTTCGCTTAACTTTGGAGAAGAGTTCTCTCCTTCTGAATCTAATGGAGTAAACGAAAACAGCTTATTTAAGGAACATTGGAAAACATATATAAAAAATTTATTATATAATAGTACAACAAGAGTTTTGACTGTTAAGGCTTTTTTGCCATCAAAAATATTGCAAAACTATAGATTGTACGATAAATTCATTATATCAGGTAAAGCATATATAATAAGCTCAATAGACACAGACCTAAAGACAGGAGAGAGCAAGTTAGAATTGATAACAGATAATTACACAATAGAAACAGAATGATTATAAAACCAATAATGGACTTATTAAACTCTAGCGACTTCTTCGGAGGTACTGAAAATATAGAGATAGCTAAAGGTAAGTATGAATTGAAAAAGGGGTTAAAAGAGGCATTTAAACAAGGTAAAAGATTAGGATATGGCAAAAAATAAAAGCGAAAAGATAATAATTCAGGTTCAGGTTAAGGATAGCGGTGTTTCTGCGAAGATAGATAAGGTTACTAAAGCCACTAAGAATCTATCGGATGCTGAAAAAATAAATCTAAAGCTAACTAAGCAGTTAAATGCTGAAAAGCAGAGAGAAACAATGCTTAATAACCAAAACTACGTTTCGTTACAAAGGGCTAAGATTGCTAATATGAATTTAGCAAAAGAGAAGAAAAACCTAGCTTTACAAACAGATGTAGCAACAGCAGCCACTATAAAAGGGAAAACTCAAACAGGTCTTAACAATGCCATCTTGACAGAGGCAGGTAGGACAGCTTCCGATGCTGCTTACGGTATGCAAGGTATGGCGAATAACATAGGTCAGTTACTAACCTTAACATCACAACACATTGAAACTAAAGGAGGGTTCTTCGCTTCTATGAAGGAGTTAGGGAAATCATTATTTGGTGTTGGTGGTGTATTGATAGCTGCACAATTATTAATATCCTACTTGCCTAAAATACAAAAACACTTTGAATCAGCAGGGAAGAAAGCTGAAAAGTTCAACAAAGAAATGAAGAAATTAAAAGAGGAAGTGTTTGCTCTTGAAACGGTTTCTTTAAAGTATTTACAGGTCTTAGAAGATTCTAATACTTCTGAAGAGTTGAGAAAGAAAACTATTAAAGAGTTGATACGTATAGTGCCAACACTAGAAGAAGAAGATTTTAAGTACGGAAATACTCTTGATGTAGTAAGAGAGAAGATAAAACTTTATTCACTAGCACAAGCAAATAGAATAGAAGTAGATAAGTTAGTACAGGCAAATTCTGCTGAACTAACCAAGTTTACGGAAATAAATAGAATAAAAGGTATTAAAGACGAGGAAGAGAGGAATAAAGAAATGAGAAAATTCCTTGAAGCGGAAGATGGTTGGAAGAAGAACAAAATTGTTGAGGATTCTAAAATTATTGAAGAAATCGAAGCAATGAGCTTTCTTAGTAGAAAGGAGAAATTGGTTATGATGAACGCAGCATCTGTGAAAGAGGTTGCGAAAACAAATGAAGATATATTAAGTGATTTTAATAAAGCATCATCTGAAATTACCGTAAAATCTACAGAGGTTTTAGATAAAATAACAAAATTAACAGGAGGGTTTTTAGAGGGCGATGATGATGGAGATGCAGAAAAGAAAGAAAAGAAAAGACTTGCCGATTTAGATAGGTTATTAAAATCTATAGAGGGTAAAGAAAATAAACTTAATGACAAACTTCTGTCGCAAAGGTTACAAACACAAAGAGATGGTTATGCTAAACAATTAAAAGAGTTAGGTGGATTTGATGAAGCCACAATAAATAAGAAATTAGCGTTTTTCGATGCTGAAATAGTATTAGTAAAAGACCAAGAAGCGAAAAAGGTAGCTGCTAAAAAACAAGCCGCCCAAGACGCAATAGATTCTTATACAGATGATGAATTATTTGATGAAACTACCATAGAAGGTTTACAGGCTAAGTTAGACCACGAAATGGATATGGAGATTAAAGCTGAAACTACTAAATACGAAAAACTACAAGAGTTGGCAGAAGCAAACCAAATAGAACAAGAGGCTTTGCTCGAACAACACGAAATAAATAAAACTGCTATAGAGGAAAAGTATGGGGGAAAGAAGGTGGAAATAACAAATATGGTTGAACGAGCTAAATTAAAAGCTATTACAGATTTTATAAGTGGCTCTGCGGTTCTATTTAAAAAGGGGACTAAGGAATATAAAACAGTTGCTGCAACAGGAGCTACTATAGATGCTCTTGCCTCGTCTGTTTCTTTGTTTAAGGCAGCAGCTAAAACACCAATGGCGGTAGCTAACCCTGCATACCCATACTTAGTGGGAGGTAAAGCACTCTTGAAGGGCTACGGAACGGTTAAGAAGATATTAGCAACAACCAAGCCGTCTACTTCAGGCGATGGCGATAGTGCAGCCCCTGCTTCGATACCTCCTTCATTTAACATAGTAGGTTCAACAGGTACTAATCAACTAGCAGAAGCAATAGGAGGCACAACACAACAACCTATAAAAGCATTTGTAGTATCAAGTGATGTAACAACAGCACAACAATTAGATAGAAGAAGAGAAGAATCAGCAAGTATATAAATTTAAAATTATAATAATATGAGAATAATAGAACTAATAATTGACGAAGAGAGGATTCAAGATGGTGTAGAAGCTATATCAATCGTAGACAGACCTGCAATCAGACAGAACTTTATTACGTTATCAGAGCAAGAAAAAGTAAAACTTGCTGAAGTAGATAATGAAAGAAGAGTTTTAATGGGAGCTGTTTTGATACCGAATCAAATAATCCCTAGAGTAGACGAAGCAACAGGAGAAGAGTATTGTGTTTTCTTTTCCCCTGAAACTATAAGAACTGCATCAGAGTTATACTTCAAAAGAGAGAATCAATCTAATTCAACCTATGAGCATCAAGAAGAAAAGCTAGAAGGTACTTGCATTGTTGAATCTTGGATTATAGAAGATGATGTCCACGACAAGTCAAGAAAGTTTGGCTTATCACATCCTGTAGGTACTTGGATGGTTGCCAAGAAAATATATAATGACAGTGTTTGGAATGAGTATGTTGAAACAGGGCTTGTAAAGGGCTTCTCAATAGAAGGGTTCTTTTCGGAAGGGTTAAATAGCTACGATTTATCAGAACATAGATTAGGGCTATCAGAAGAAGAGGCTGACTACGTTCTTTCTAAAGTCGAAGGTATGATAAGTGATAAGTTGAATGAACTAAATTCTTAATTATGGAAAAGAGAGATAAGAATTATATACCAAGTACCGCCTCCCCGACAGATAAGAAAAAAGGGTGTTTATGTAAGGATGGTCGCACATACTCTAGAAAGTGTTGTGATGGTTCTGTTCAGGCACAAGGTATAGGAAAGGTATAAATCGAAAATGTAACACTTAGAAAAAAAGGTATTACTTTGTAATATATTATTAACACTAATTATTTTAATTATGGAAAGCAAAAAAGCAACAACTGTCTTAAATGACATTATGCAAAAACTTTCTTCTATTGGTAAATCTTCTGCAAAAAAGACTGAAGAGGTAGAATTGTCTACCGAAGAGGTGGAATTATCTGCTGAAGTTAAGGAAGAAATCGCTGAAGTAGCTGTAGAAGCTACAGAGGTTAAAGAAGAAGAAGTTTCTGTAGAACTAGCTGAAGAAGCTGAAGAAGTAGTTGAAGAAGAAGTTGAAGAAGTCGTTGAAGATGATTTAGACGAAGAAAAGTATGTTTCAAGAGAAGAGTTTGAAACTGCTATCGCAGAAATCAAAGCAATGGTCGGAGAACTTTCTTTAGGCTACGAAGAAGAAAAGGTTGAAATGTCGGAACAAATCGAAACTCTTTCAAAAGAGCCTGCATCTGAACCTATCGCACACAGCCCTGAAGCTGTAGCTGAAACAAAAGAAAAAAACTTATATTCCAAGAAAAGAGGGATGTCTACTATGGACAGAGTTTTAAACGCAATGAATTACTAATAATAACAATTAAAAATTAAGAAAAATGGCAACAACAACATCAATTACTACCACATACGCAGGAGAAGCCGCAGGTCAATACATCTCGGCAGCTCTTTTAAGTGGTGCAACAATCGCTAACGGTGGAATCACTGTTAAGCCAAACATCAAGTACAAAGAGGTAATCAAGAAATTAGCTACTGACGGAATCGTAAAAGACGGAAGCTGTGATTTCGCTGATACTTCAACAGTTACTTTAACTGAAAGAGTTATTCAACCTGAAACTTTCCAAGTAAATCTTGAATTGTGTAAGGCTGACTTCAGAAGTGATTGGGAAGCTGTACAAATGGGATATTCTGCATTTGACAACTTACCTTCTACTTTCCAAGATTACTTAATCTCTCACGTACAGGCTAAAGTAGCTCAAAAAATCGAGCAAAACATTTGGAATGGTACTAACGCTACAGCAGGGGAATTTGACGGACTTTACACATTGGCAGGTGCTGATTCAGATGTAGTAGATGTAACAGGTACTACTATCACAGCT